AGGCACATTTAGTGGTGCCACCCCATTCACTACCACCACAATGCCTGCCGGAAGTACATTTACACCGTTTAATCAACTAACTGAAGCACAAGTAATTGGCTGGATTCAGGCAGTGGTGGATGGCAATCAAAGCTACAAAGAGCACATTGAAGCACAGATCCTAAAGCAGATTGCCGAGAAAGTTCGCCCGGTTACAGAACCACAGCTACCTTGGGGCTCACCAACTCCACCAACTTCACCAGCCAGTTAATACTTAAAAATGTTTGAATTTGTACCGCAGTGGTTATTTAGCGCCACATTCTTTATAGCACTAGTGCTGTACCTAGTAACCAAAACTGTAAAGGTACTACCCTATGCTCAGCTACTACAGTGGCTGAGCATTTTGGTAGCCGCACTTAGCTTATACTTGCTGGGTGCAAAGTGGCGTGATCAGGTGTGGCACGATCGTGCACAAGCACTGCAACAAAAAGTTGTGGAGTTGGAAGCAAAGTCCAATGAGGAAAACGTAAAAATTGTGGAACGTGTAGTAACCAAGCGTGATACTATACGCGAGCGTGGCAAGGATATCATACAGTATGTAGATCGTGTGGTGGTTAAGGACAATGAGGTAGTTAAGTACGTGGAACACTGCCCAAAAGTGCCCAACGAAATCTTGAACACTATTAACAAGGCGGCCACACCATGAAAGCTATACTAGTAATCATTAGCTTATTGCTGGCAGGTTGCAGTACTGTGGTGCCGGTTACACAAAAGTTTCCGCAAGTGCCACAACTACTGCTAGAACAGTGCAAGCCTTTAAAGCAGGCTCCGCAAGATAGCAGTATTATTGACTTGACCAAAGTGGTCGTAGACAACTACACACAGTATTACGAGTGCAGTAACTTAGTACAAGGCTGGCAAGAGTGGTATAAGGTGCAGCAAAATATTTACAAGGAGTTAAAGTAGTGGAACTAGAATTGGAACAATTACGTCAAGTAATACCAAAAAATAAGCACGTAGAATACTGGCACGATGCACTACAGCAGTTGTTACCACAGTATCAAATTGACACTCCGCAACGCATGGCTGCATTTTTAGCGCAGTGTGCGCACGAGTCAGGTGGATTTGTGTTTATCAAAGAAAACTTAAACTATCGCTGGCAGTCGCTGCGTAAAACATTTCCAAAGTACTTTCCCACAGACCAGCTAGCACAGCAATACGAAAAGCAGCCTGAACGGATTGCTAATCGTGTGTACGCTAACCGTATGGGCAACGGTGCGGAAGAGTCTGGAGACGGCTGGAGATTTTGTGGTCGTGGGCTGATACAAGTAACTGGACGCGACAACTACAGTTGGTTTGCTGCTAGCCTGGAGATTTCACCAGAAGAAGCTAGCGAGTATATGGAAACTTTTGAAGGTGCAGCACAGAGTGCATGCTGGTTTTGGGAAACCAACAACTTAAACCAGTGGGCAGATCGTGGTGATATCCTAACCTTAACTAAACGTATTAACGGTGGTACTATCGGCTTAGAAGATAGACAAAAACATTACCAACACGCACTACATATATTTGGTGCGTAAATTTGGGAGGCTTATATGCTAAAGCGAATTTTATGTGTGGTACTGCTGAGTTTTAGCAGTATAAGTTATTCTCAAACTACTACTAATACCAGTACAACTGGTACGACGGGCGGCACGACCACCAATACCACTACCTTAATAAATCAAGGTACCTACGACTCCAAAACCTTGGTAGACACAAACAGTACTAGTAATAGCACTAGTACTGTTACTACCAATAATACTACTAATAGTAATACCAACAGCACTAGTACCAGTACTGTAAACAGCACCAACACAAATAACAACACAAATACTAGTACTAGCACTAATACTAACGTTAACCAAAATATACAAAGTGGTACAGTGACTAACAACAATGTTAACACTGGTACTATGACCTATAATAACAACAATGTTAATAGCGGTACAGTTACCTACAACAACAATAACGTAAATCAAAGTACCAGCGTAAACACAAACAATAATGTGAATACTGGTGATATGACAAACCGCAATATTAATACTACAACCAGTACTAATACAAATAATAACATTAATACTGGTGACATGACAAATCGCAATATTAATACTAGCACTAGTAACAATACTAACACTAATATTAATACTGGTGATATGACAAACCGTAACATTAATACTACGACTAGTAACAACGTCAATACCAATGTCAACACTGGTGATATGACAAACCGTAACATTAATACTACGACCAGTACAAATACTAATACAAACATTAATACTGGCGATATGACGTATCGTAACTTCAATCAAAGTACCAGTGTGAACACAAACAATAATGTTAACACTGGTGATATGACGTACCGCAACTTTAATCAAAGTACCAGTGTGAATACAAATAACAATGTTAATACTGGTGACATGACCAATCGTAACTTTAATGTTAACAGCGGCGACATGACTAACCGCAACATTAATACTAGCACTAGTAATAATACTAACACAAATGTTAATACTGGTGACATGACTAATCGTAATATCAATACTACGACTAGCAATAATGTTAACACCAATGTTAATACAGGCGATATGACTAATCGCAATATTAATCAGACTACTGCAACCAGCACCAATACAAATAATAATGTTAACACAAATACAAGCGTTAACACTAATATTCAGCAAGGTGAGATGACTAATCGCAATATTAATGAAAGCAACATCACTCAGCGAGTAATCACACCCCCACCAACTGCAATCGCGCCAACAATGATGAGTGGCGGAAACAATGATCTCTGCAGTACCGGTACTAGCGGCAGTATTCAAACACAGATTTTAGGCGCCAGCAGCGGCGGCACTGTTCGCGACATGAACTGCGAACGCTTAAAACTAAGCAAGACGCTGTACGACATGGGCATGAAAGTAGCCGCAGTTGCTACAATGTGCCAGGATAGACGTGTGTGGGATGCAATGATGCAAGCCGGCACACCTTGCCCCTTCGAGGGCAAAATCGGTGACCAAGCTAGAACAGCTTGGGAACAGAATCCTGAAAAGGTACCCACTCCAGTAAAGGAAAAAGTCGATGATACATACAAAAAAGTTGGTCTCGGTGCTTTGCTTGGTGCTGCTATCTATAAACTGGCAGGATTCTAATGCACAAACCTTGGAGCCTGGTCAAGTATACACTACACCTAATCTGGTGCAGGTTACACAGCCAGGCGGGCCTAGTACCTGGGTGGGTGGTGTATATCAAGATAATTTAACTTGCTGGCGTGGAGGTGACCCAGGATACTGCGGTCCAAACGCCATCATCAGACCAGGCAACAACATAAACTTTAGCTATGGCCAAACTGACTTGCACCAAGTGCAAGTAGTTGCCAGCTTACTGCCACAAATTACTGGGTTGCAGGTAAACGGGTATAGTTTCAGGTTTACTGCTAAAAACGGCAACGGCTGGGACGACGGTCGTGTAGACCAGCTTAGCGCATACGTAAGATTCTTTAACAGCAGTGGTGCTGTAGTTGAAAATAACCAGTACGACTTAAACTACAAGTTTAACTGGACAAACTTCAACTTTAGCAAAGACTTTGCAACACCCTACCAGCTAGGTAGCTTAAGTACAGTCAGGTACGGCTTTGTAGGCAGCGACAACAACTTTTGGGCGGGACCGTACGGACCGGAAGTTAATAACATAAGTTTTCAACTACGGTACAGTGTAGACCCTTGCACCACAAATCCACTGTACAGCACTAGTTGCAGTGGCTACCTAGCCGCACTAAATAGCCTAGTGCCACAGCAACCTGCCCCAACTACCCCCACTGCGCAGACTGTTGTGGAGCCACAGGCAACTACAACAGTGGCCGCAACACAAACTACGCAGCAAGTTGTAAGTGCACCTGCACCACAACCACAGGCTCAGCAACAGCAATCACAGCCAGCTGGAAATACGCAGCTTGCGCTCAGCATTATAGCACGCAATCAAGACCGTGAACGCCAAACACAAGCCAGTGCAGTTCAGCAAGCACTGGAGATTGCACAACAAGCTACCCAACGCACAGAGCAACAAGCCGTTGCCACAGCACAACAATCTCAGCAACAACAGCAAGATACTAGCACTAACCAGCAAGTGGTAACTCAAGTAGCGACAACGCAGATGGTTGCACTGCAACCAGCACAGCGTCAACAGGATGTGGTTACACAGCGCACAACACAGGACATTACACAACAACTGGTTACGCAAACAACCCAGCCTGTTATGGTGCAACAGGCAACACAACAAACAGACCAGAGTTTAGTTTTGCAAGTGCAACAACAGCAACAGCAAACATTTGTGCAACAAGCCCAAACAGCTGCTGTGGCGCCAGCTCAACAGCTACAGGTGCCTCAACAAGCCGCTCAACAAGTTGTTGTGGCACCGCCCGCACAACAACAGCAAGCAGCACCCATAGCACGAGTTCTTGTGGAGCCTACAGTGCAACAAGTGGCAAATACGTTACCACAACCGCCGCAACAAGAATTGGTTGTGCAGCCACAAGCTCAGCAAGCTGTTGCACGTGCACAAACGGTGGATACCGCACCACAAGTTGTTGTACAAGAGCAGCCACTACAGCAACAACAGCAAACACTGGCAAGACTAGTGGAGCCGGAAACACAGCCTAGCACAACACTGGCACTGCTAGACAGAACTAATCCACTAAGTGATTTTTTAAATCCGCAAGCCAATCTAAGCACACAAACTGTTACTAGCCAAACACAAGACGTACGCCGTGAACAACAAAACAACGAGCTTGCTGGCGGTGTAACATTGGACAGAATGGCTACTCAGCCTGTTGGCTACCAACAATATTTAGGACTGGCGTTACTAGACGCTAAATTTTATGCAACACGGGAGATTTATGGTAGGCAAACCACTGTAGACAATCAGCGAGCACTACGTCAGCTGAGCAGTGATCGTTTGCACCAGCAAATGGTTAACCAGCAATATAAATAGGAGCTGCTATGGCGGACAGTACAAATTTAAACGAGCAGGTAGACAAGCTTGAAGCTGCTGCCAAAAAGTACGCTAGTAAGGATACAGTGATTAGCATTGGCGGTTATGAGTTTACACCGGCCAAACTAATGGTAGCCTTTACCATAGTAAGCTCTGCACTGGGCGGTTTATACGGAGCCTTTGAAGTATACAAAGACTACCAAACCATGAAAAAGAAGATTGCTAGTTACGAAGCACCAGACCTTAGCGAGTTTGACAAGCGACTAGCCGTTATCGAGCAAAATAGTCAAAAAACCACAGACTATACTCGTGATATTAAGAACGACCTAAAAAGCGATATTCGTCGCAACGAGTCCGTCACAGAACAGATTGAGCGATACGTAAAGCAAGCACAACGTGAAACTGAGCAGGAAATGCGCCAGGCTCGCAAGGACATACGCGAAGACTTGGACAAAGCACGTCAAGAGGTGATCGCAGTTCGCAAGGAAATGGCGGACGCTAGACGTGAAGCTGACAAAGGCATTGATCAACTCAAGCGCGAAGTAGATACCAAGATACAAAAAGCTATCGATAATCCGCTGGCTAATAAGTAAGGGAGTGTAAATGATTGATCCCATTACAGCCCTAGCAGGTATACAGGCGGCCGTTAGCTTTATTAAAAAGGTACAAGGTACTGTAGATGATGTAGCTTCCCTAGGCCCTGCACTGGGCAAGTACTTTGACGCAAAAAGTGTAGCTACCAAAGCGGTTGTAGAAGCTAGGCAAAGCGGCAATAAAAGCGCAATGGGTGCTGCTATACAGATTGAGATGGCACTTGATCAAGCGCAGCAGTTTGAAAAAGAGCTGCAGCTGCTATTCATGCAAGCCGGTAAAGTAGACGTGTGGGCAAAGATTAAGCAGCGTGCTGCTGCTATGGAGTTAGAAGCTGCTCACGAAGCAAGACGTCAACGCGAAGCGGCTGCTCGTAAACGCAAAAAACTGCAAGAGCAGCTAGAGTGGTCACTTGCATTTGTGATTATTGTGCTTACTGGTTCTGCGGTTGGTTGGGGCCTGGTCAAGTTTATTGAATACTGTGCAACTAATCAGTGCAGTTTATAAGGAGAAGTGGATGACTGAAGAAAAGAAGCCTCTTAGTCGTAGCGAACGCGAAGCCCAAATTAAGGATAAAGCTGGTTGGGTTATCACTGTTCTTGCTGCTTTGCTGGCCATTAATACTTATATTGCTAGTGGCAATAGTAGCAAAGTGCTCAATAACACGATAAAAGCTAACGATACCTGGAGTTTTTATCAGGCTAAAAGCATTAAGCAAACCTTAGCCGAAATGGCTTACGATGACGCTGTTGCTCGCAAAGACTTTGAAAAAGCCGACAAGCTAAAAGCAAAGGTTGCTAGATATGAGTCGGAGCCTGAAACTGGTGAAGGCAAGCGTGAGTTGATGCAAAAGGCTAGAGCACTGGAAGCCGAACGTGATGAGATTCGTAAAAAGAATCCTTGGTTTACTTTTGCAGGCAGCGCGTTTCAGATCAGCATTGTGCTGCTGAGTGCTAGTATCTTAGCGGTCAGTATGCCACTATTTTGGGCCAGTGTTGCAGTCGGCGGTGTAGCTAGTTTGCTAATGTCGCAAGGCGTGTGGATGTGGCTGCCATTTTAAGGAAACAAAATGCAAGAAGAACAAAAGCAAGAAGTACCTAAAGAGGTAGAAAGTTGGATTCAGAAAAAATGGCGTCCAATGATGGCTGTTATGTATATGTGTGTATGTGCAGCCGACTTTATCCTGTTCCCCATTATGTTCACCATAGTACAGTTCTGGGAAACACAAGCAGCTAACGACGCTTTCCGTCAGTGGGGCCCACTAACACTACAAGGTGGTGGACTATTCCACATGGCTATGGGTGCTGTGCTTGGTATCACCGCTTGGAGTCGTGGTCAAGAAAAGATGGCAGGTGCAAATGCTCCTCCAGCACCACCAATGCAAGTTACTACCACAACTCAAACTCAACAAGTTTCGTATACTCAACCACAACGAAACTTTAACCAAGGTTACGACGACTACCAGCCGCAAGTAACCCAAGGCTTTGGCGGTAAGCTAGCGCCACCTCCTCAACAACATCCTGTAATTTAAGGATCCAAATATGAAAAAAGTACTACTAGCAACACTACTAGCATTTAGTGCTACTGCTTGGGCGGCAGATCCTCCAGCCAAAGCAGCTAGTCAACCAGAAACTAAAAAGGTTTGTGTTGATAAGGTAAAAGAGGGTAAGCCTGTTATGGGCAAAGACGGCAAGCCACAGCAGGACTGCAAAGAAATCAAAATCCACAAAAAGCTGGAAGGTACTAAAGTAGAGGACACAAAGGGCAAAAAATAATTTATAGTTGACACCTAAGGCGTGGTCTGCTATAATACTTCACATAGCAGACCACTTTGTTTAACAAACACAAGGAAGTCTATGGCTAGTGGCAAAAGAGCGCGACGAGCAGGCAATCTTGAAGCAAATCCTGTTGAGTTCGGTTTTCAAGAAGTAAAGCCGTTAAATTATATTCAAGGTGAATATTTACGGGCAATACACGAAAATCAGATTATATTTGGCGTAGGTAGCGCAGGCACAGGTAAAACCTATGTAGCTGCAACGTACGCTGCAAGTGAACTATTTCATCGTCGCATACAAAAGATTATCCTAACTAGACCTAATGTAGAAACTGGTCGTGGTTTAGGATTTCTGCCAGGTACTTTAGAAGAGAAGTATGCTCCGTACTTAGAACCATTTGACCAAGTATTTGCAAAGAGTCTTGGTAAAGGTTTCTACGAATACGCACTAAAAGCAAAAAACATAGAACCCAAGCCACTGGGTTTTATGCGTGGAGCAACTTTTGATAACTGCATTGTGCTACTAGACGAAGCACAAAATGCTACCAAAGAAGAAATGAAGATGCTGCTTAGCAGAATCGGTAGAAACTGCAAAATGATTATTAGTGGTGATATTGATCAAGCAGATATTCCTGACAGCGGTTTATCGGATGCGGTAAACAGACTGCAAAATATTCAAGGCATTGAAGTTGTCAGATTCTTGGATAGCGATATTGTTCGCAGTAAGATGTGTAAAGAAATTATTTTAGCTTATAAAAATTAAAGGATCAAGATGGCTAAGACATACAAACCAACTAGTGGCATGGCCAGTGCTGCTAAACGTGCCCTAAAGTGGAAAGACGAAGGCAAGCCAGGCGGTACCCTAGTTGGCTTAGCCAGAGCAAATCAACTAAAGGATCGGGAGCCTCTAAGCGCCAGTACTGTGCTGAGAATGTACAGTTTCTTCAGCAGACATGAAGTAGACAAGAAAGCTACTGGATTTTTTGCTGGTCAAGAAGGCTATCCAAGCAAGGGCCGAGTTGCTTGGGACTTGTGGGGCGGCGACGGTGGTTACAGCTGGAGTAGAACAAAGCGTAACCAAATTCAGCGTGATCGCGAGGGCAAAGCCCTAAAACTGCTCCAGATGACTAAAATGCAGATTGCTAAGCCACTGCTAATGGCCGCAGCGCAAATGCTAGAAGACTATGCCAACGAGCAGATTAGTGAAGAGCTAGACGCTTTTGGTCAGTTTATGTATCATGCGGAACTGCTACGCAACGGCCACCTAGATGTGTACCTAATGGACTTGCACAAAGTAGACCAGCCATACCGTGATATACTAGTAATGGTATTTGAAGAACTCGACGAAGGCTACGTTAGCGAACCACATGACGGTGACAGCGAAGAAGTAGACGACGAAGATAGTGACGAAGATACTCCAACATGAAAAAAGCCCCGTAACGCAAGTTACGGGGCTTTTTTGTTTGTGCTGATCAGTTGATTACTTTGTCAGCCAACTCACCTTGGCCTTGTGCTGGCTCAAGCTGAGCACGAGCCTGCTGTTGAATCTTAGCACTCAGCGGATTGCAAATCTTGCCAGGCAGTTCTTGCAAACCAGCCAAGATAGCATTTGCTTCGTCAATAGTGAATTCAAATGTTAGTGTTTGAGGTTGTTGATTTTCCATATGGTTTTTTACTTAATTGGGCATGCCCCAGTTGAACAATCTTCGCTAACAATTTCGTCAAAGCTGTTAGCACTGTCAATATCTACAGGTAGTAGCTGTTGAACATAATCGCGATAAGTATGCTCGTCAACAACTTCCTGTGGCAAGTACAGATAACCTAGGTCTTTAGCTGTTTTAGTTGGATCGGTACGGTAAATAAAACTCACACCAACATAACTATCCCAGTTGTTTAGCAACCAGTCAATGATACCATCAACTTCACTAGGATCGTAACTAATAGTAACCGACGTATTTTGCTGAGTCCAGCTATTCTGAATCAGCTTATACTTTTCCAGCTGCTCGATAGCAGTGTCCAAGTTAACTTCTTTGCCATCTACTTTGTGGAACGGCACGTCCTGCCACTCCACAGGGAAAGTGATCAGCACACCACTTGGGTCAGTGGGGTGATTGATTACCTTATAATTTGCGCTTCGCAAAATTTCAACAATAGGATCGTACCTGCTAAATTGTACGTTGTTGAAGATATACTTGCCAAGCGGCTTGTGAACGCCTTCAGTGGTATCCATGATCTTGCTCAAGGTACCTGACGGCTTAACACAAGTAATATTCTTAGGACGTGGCAAGCCTAACTCGTCGGCCATTCCGACGGCTGCGGCTGTCGCCGTACGCTTTAAGTACTCGTAATCATAGCCCGTCATGTCAGGACGTTTAGCGATGCCAGTAAGACCGACCCCGCATAGTCGTAGGAAATAGTTATTGAGGTGCCATGCTTCCTGTAGTATACCATCCAGTAAATTAACGCATGTCTGGCGATAATTTGCTCGTGCTGCGAGTCGGATAGCTTCGTGTAGTCCAGCCGTGTCACCCTTGAACTTGGCAATGTCTGTTTCTGTGAGATTGCAAAATGACTTATTTCCGAGTAGGATTTCGACGCAGGGGTTTGCTCCCTTGAACCAAGGTGCGCGTCTACGGGCCTCAACGGCATTGATGAATCCAGGTTCACTTCCACCAGCCTCCAGCATTAGTTGAAAAATCTTTTCCAAATCCTCGCGATGTGGCTTTTCATTAAAAACCAGTGAGTTGTTGGATTGCTGTCTGTGGCTGTTTCCATAGAGCCACCAGTCTTTCTTAGCAGTTGCAAATTCTTCCCACTCAGGCTGTCCGTAGTCGAAAAGAGCAATTTCGGCACTACGACGACTGCTGAGAATAGTCCCAAGATGGTTAACAATGTCCAGTATATCCATCCTAGTAAGTAGACTATCAGCACGGCCATTAAGAATATTGGCAATAGCAGTATAAGCAACACTAATAGCCTCATCACCACTACTAATCCACCCATAACCCTTTAGCCTTTCACCAGCAGGTCGTAACTGTGAAAAATCAAGTACCAGAGTATCAGCAGGGAACTTACCCGCAAGCAGCTTACCCACAGACTTTGCCCAAGCTTCTGCACTATCTCCGATCTGAATAGTCCAAGTCTTAGTTTCAGGTTCCCAATATTCCACATTGTGCTCATTACCACCCTTTTCAGTACGAGTGCTACGGACTACCTTGATATTCTTGATAGGCTTCGAAAAACCGTTCAAGGTACCTACTACTGGCTTGAATCCAACACCACAACCCTGCAGCAGTAGCCACAAGCAGTCTACTACGTCGTACACAGTTTCTACTTCGGTAAAGCTGCAGTTAAACTGTGACGCTTCACGACTTTGCGCTACGTTAGTACCACCCAGCCAAAGCGTGCGGCCACTCATTGACACCTTACGATCCAGCATTAGCTGTTCCAAGTCATACAGCTCGCCGTACTCTTTGTCATTTAGATCACGACCAACAGCGCGCTCCCAAAGCCACTGCTGATGGTCAATAACTCTGGCAACCGTATCATGCCAAGTTTCAAAATTCTTACCAGTATCATCAGTAGGCCGTGAATAGGTACGCCGCGTAATTACTTGTGCTCTTGTACTTACTGTCATTAGTGTTCTTCCTTTTTCATTTCGGATAATATATCTCTAAATACCTGTACCAGGATTTCTCTATCAGGATTACCAAACTGTCCTTTGACTCCAGGTATTCTTACAGATTTAATTTCATTACGAAGCGTATAATATTCTAATATAGCTTCTGCTTGTGGTAATTTATCTATTAAGTAAGGTTTAATTAACTTAATAAATTCTATGGCATCTTCGCCATAGAACGAGTAGGCGTACTGCGTTTTATTGGTACGTTGAGTTCTATTAGTAATTGATCCGCCAAAAATGTTCTGCAGTCTTACCAAAACATTTTTAGCCGTATTAGTTACTCTTATATCTACAGCACCGTTCTTAGAAATACTTATACAACCTTCACCATCAAAAAATCCCGCTGCATAAGCTATATCGGTTTCGGTCATACTAATCCTTTAACTAAGTTCCGGTACTGCCAAATCCGCCAGTACCGCGTTGTGTATCATTCCAAACGTCTTGAAAGTGTACCAGCTCAACCTTTTGTACCACAAGCTGTGCAATGCGATCCCACTGGTTGATCTGATAAGTTTCATTACTTGTATTCTTTAGCAGCACCTTAAGTGTGCCGCGATATTCTGCGTCTATAACTCCAACGCTGTGTGGGATAGTAATTCCCTTTTTACCTTGCGAGCTGCGGTTGTATACCAAACCTACATAGCCGTAGGGAATCTTAACCGCCACGCCAGTGTCCACCAGCTGCTGTTCTCCAGGCTCCAGGTATATGGTTTTGCTATCTGGTAGGTAGGCAAACAAATCAGCTCCAGCATCCCACTGGTGTTGACGTTGTGGTAGCTTAGCGCCCTCACTTACTAGGCACTGAACTGTGCTGCGCGTTTCGCTAGCAAAGTTTACACTGCCTGTCGTAAGAACATAACTATTAGTTGTTGACATAATTTTCTAAGATTGTATCTATTTGTTCACAATTTGACTCACCCAGTGCTTCGTGGCAGTGAGTAACCAAGTCCATTAGTTTGTAGTTAAGCATCAGCTGCTCACCACTTTCATTCAGCGCCTGCACATACTTTAGCTTACTAGCGATAGGCAAGCTAGCAATAATGTCATAAGTACTACCAAACTCAACAACCAGCTGTTGAGCGCGTTTAGGCCCAATACCAGGAACACCAGGGACATTATCGCCGCTGTCGCCAGTAAGACACTTAATGCTAATGTAATCTTCTGGGTTAAAGTCATAGTGTTCGTGCCAATTATCCCAAGTAGTTTCTTTACGGGTAACATAACTAAATCTGCTTACATTTGGCTGTATTAGCAAGTCCCAGTCTTTATCACTACTGACCAGCCAAATATTGTCTGTGTTTATGGTTTTCTTGCGGTTAACTATATACGCTGCAATGTCGTCAGCCTCAACGCCTTGAAATCTCACCACAGGATAGTCTGTGGTTTCACGAATGTAGTCCAGCGTTTTGGTAAAGTCTTCAAAGAACAACTCAAACTGCGCTTTTTCAGCGTCTGTTTGCTGCTCAAACTTATCTTTGCGATTCTGCTTGTACTCCACATAAAGCTCTTTGCGATACTGGCTAGAGCCTTGGTCACAGGCGATTATAACCTTATTAGCTTTATAACTCTTTTTAAGGCTTTGTACTGTACGCAGGTAGTCTTCCTGAAAGTCAGTAGCACCACTGTGCTTGTAGCGGAACGCTAAGTTAAGTGCGTCTACGACCAGCAGCGTATTTTCTGTTTGTTGCATTATTTTGAAAGTTTTTGACATTTTAGATAGTATATTATATCAAATATAGTGTTGAATTTCAAGCCACAAATTTTGGTGTTTCGTGCTCTAGCCAGTCGTCGAGTAGGGCAACGAAAAACTCAAACCCTTCACGGCTGATGCATATGAAAGGGTAGTTATTGCTACTTGGCAAATCTTCAAATGCCACAAACAGTTTGCTGCGATCAAATTTGAATATTAAGAGTGGTTGTTTGTTTACTTGGCAGCCTTGGCGGTAGGCTTGACGCCACCACTCAATTAACTGCGAAGTTTTACTTGTCAAGATCTGTGAAGTAAGGTGATCTTCTGCATATCCCTTGACTTCCACACACCACAAGTTTTGTGAGTTGGGCACGTATAGGTCGCCCTTTAGCTGATGTTTAGGGTCGAGCGCACCACTACCTGGTACGCGCTCCCACCCTAAACCGCTGTGCTTGCGTAATACATCACGAGCCTGGGTTTCCGTACGAGCACCTTTGGCCCGTGAGTCCACCATTACTCGCTAGCCTCCTGCTTGAGCTTAGCTTCTTGTGCAATCTGCTTTGCCGACCGCTTAGGAGTGGGTGCGGGAGCAGGCGGTGTGACCGCCTTGGGTGCTTCCTTAGTTACCAGCTCTTGCTCGTCTACACTATACACCACACTACCGCCCTCAACTTCTAGGGTTTCCGCTTCTTGGCGAGTGATAAGCTGGTGCAAGAACACTTGTCTGCGAACGCCATCACGGGTTACAAACACCTTGGCGTCTTTAATCTGTTCAATTTTTACCATGTTAAACCTCGATCTTACTAATGTTGCTGCGTTTAACAACATTTACTTTTTCTAGCAGTGGGTGAGTAAAGCCGTGTGAGACTAGGAAAGTGTTTAAGTGCTCTTCTTTGAGCAGCACCTCCACCAGCTTGTCTTTACCGTCTGGATCAAGTGCCTCCACCGTCTCGTCTAGTATAAGCAAGTTGATTCTGCTCTGGCTTAGGGTCTGCATTAGCTTGCGAATTGCGAGTAGCGTTGCCACATTTACTCGTGCACGCTCGCCGCCGCTAAGAGCTATAAACTCAATGTCTCGGCCGTTATCGGTAATAACCACATTGAGCTTGTCACTGCTGTTGATTTTAAAGCTGATCTGGAATCTGCCATCACTCAAGTCTACAAGATACTTATTAGTAATGTCTTCCAGGTCTTTTACCAAGCACTCGATCTTGTAAGCAACCAAACCAGTTGTGCTAAAGGTTTTGGTAAGCACATTGATAATACTCATGCGCTCGCTTAGCTCGTGCAGCAGTGAGCCGTGGTTTTCCAGCTCCTGCTCCATTTCCACCAGCTGCCTTTTGACCAGCTCAATTCTAGCATTGTGAGCACTGGCTTCAGTATTCTTACGCTCTGCTTCTTGAATTTTTTGCTTGGTGTCCTGTATGGACTTTTCCAGAGCCGTCAACTGCTTTTGCAGCTCGTCTTTGTCCAATACATCACTAGGCAGTTCCAAGTCAATTAGCTGATGATACTTCTCCCAGGACTGTTGGGCTTCTTCAGCTTGTTTCCAGCTAGTTTCTGCAGCCTTGAACTCCTTAATTGCTAAATCAAGTTCTACTAGCCTGGCTTTTGCACCATTAATCTCCACATTGCACTCTTCGATCATGCTGCTAACGCGCGTGTCGTCAATGCTGGACAAACACGTTGGGCAAGTACCGTGCAGGGCTTGCATTTTCTTTATAAATGCTTGACTATCCTGCACAGTCTTGTCTAGCTTAATCTTTTCAGTTTGTAGTGGCTCCGCACTACCCACTGGCTTTGCAGGAACCGGCACTAGTTGGATTCTAGCCTGTAACTGCTTGTAGGTGTTGTTTTGCTGAATTTTGCGATTGGTTTGCTCGATGGTTTGCAGTGTACTGCTAAGCTGCTTGCTGGTTGCA